GGATTGTGTTAGAATCGGGGAATGGCAGTATCACCCGCCCCGGTACTACGACAAACAGCTCGAAGAAGTCGCGCCACGACTTTTCGGCGACATCAAACTGAATCGAATCGACGGGACCTCAAAAGCAGCCGAAGAGTGGTCGCCCACGCGATGCTCCTCCGCCGAAATCTTGGCGTTGGAGCGGCTTCAGCGTATGCGGCTCTCACTCTGACCGGCTGCGCCCCCCACTGCATTCTTACAATCGAACCAGGAGTTTTCACCCATGAAGATCTACAACATCCGGGACCTCAAAGCGGAGAGCTACACGTCCTTTCTTCCAGCACCGAACACGGTAGTCGCGTTGCGGAATCTGGAACTAGCGCTCCGCAACGACAAGGTCATGTCCGAATATCCTGCTCACTTCGAACTGCACGAAGTGGGCGAAGCGGATCCGGTTCTCCCGATCTCGGAGTGGTTCTTTCACAAGCAGCCCGTGGTGATTTGCAATCTCACGGCGATTTTCGGAGCGAATAGCGATGGCACGGACGAGAGCGCAACAGCCGGGTTCGAGTACCCTAACGGCGGTTCCGGAGAACCGACCGCCGCGGTCTAGCTTCGACCTGAGCTGGACCCACAAGACCACGGTGGACTCCGGATTCATTTATCCAGTCCACACAGAGGAAATTCTGCCGGGCGACCAAGTGACCATGCAGGCGACCTTCTATGGGCGTTTGACCACGCCCCAGAAACCCATCATGGATGGAATTTACATCGACACGATGTGGTTCTTTGTCCCGTTCAAGCAAATCTGGCCGAATTTTCGGAAGATGATGGGCGAGCGGGAAGACCCGGCCGACCATATCTCTTACACCGTGCCGCAGATGTCGGCGCCGGTAGGAGGCCACCTAAATGGCTCGCTTTCGGATTATCTTACGATTCCCACGGAAGTGGAGATCGATCATTCGAGCCTATATCACAGGGCTTACGCCTGGATCTACAAACATTGGTTCCGCGACCAAAATCTCACGGACTCACCCATCGTTGATCTCGATGACGGACCTGACGACCCGGCCGATTACCCCCTCTTCCGACGTCGGAAGAAGAAGGACTACATCTCGGGCTGTCTGCCCTGGGCACTCAAGGGTGACCCGGTCCTCATGCCCGTCGGCGACACAGCTCCCATTGTCCCAATCGACGAAGATATTACAGGACACACCGAGGCCGACGGGACCGAACGGAACATCCAAGTAACGTCCTCTCCGATCTCGATGATTCTCGCCGGCTATGCTTCCGGCGCGTCGGATTTCCGCTGGGATAATCCCGGGCTCCAGGCCGACCTTCAGGCCGCGACTGGCACGACCTTGGAGGCTTTCCGCACTAGCATAGCCCTCCAGCACCTTCAAGAGCGTGACGCTCGATCGGGCACCCGCTACCCAGAGATGGTCTGGGCCGGCTGGGGCGTGCAAACGGATGACATCCGCATGGTCATCCCGGAGCTACTTGCGACCGCTTCTCAGCCGATGAGCATCGCGCCCGTTGCCCAAACGGTCCAGTCCGGTCTAACTCAACTTGGTCGCCTCGGCGCATTCGCCACGAGTTCCGGCACAGGACGCCGCTGGACAAAGCGATTTAACGAGCATGGTATGCTCTTCTGTATGCTGAACGTCCGCTCGGATCTTACCTGGCAACAGGGACTTGAGCGTCGCTTTAGCAGACTCACCCGCCAGGACCACTTCACTCACGATCTGGCCCTGCTTGGCGAGCAGCCCGTTTACTCGAAGGAAGTCTACGCCGACGGTACCTCCGGGGACGACGATGTGTGGGGGTATCAACCCAGATACGAAGAGTATCGTCACAAGCTGTCCCGTGTAACAGGGCAGATGCGATCTAACTACACCGCGTCCCTGGACGTCTGGCATCTGGCCCTCGATTTCGGTAGCCGTCCGGTCCTCAACAACGCATTTATCGAGGACGATCCTCCGATCGAACGCGTAATTTACTTCCCCGACGAGCCCGAGCTGATCCTTGACTGCTACTTCATGCAGCGGATGACCCGCCTCATGCCGCAGATCGCGAAGCCCGGACTAACGAGGTTCTAACATGAGTGGAGCGGCCGCGGGTTTCGGCTCTCTTGCCCAGCTTGGCAACCAACTTATTGGTCAGAGCATGTCGCACGGCTTGAATGCGCGTGCAGCAGCGACGTCCTGGGACAAGTGGAAGGACAGCCTTACCCGCGGCCCGACCTATATGATGCAAGGCTATCGGAAAGCTGGAATTAACCCGATCCTTGCTGCTACTGGATCCGGCTTCAAGAGCACTGCTCAGCAAATCCAGGCCGCACCGGGGAAACCCGGCTCGCCTGGTGATAACCCGGGTATCGCTACCGCTCAAGGCCAGATGATCCGTGCACAAACGGAACAGGCCCAGGCGGGCACCTCCGCCGCCAATGCTCAAGCCGCACTAACACAGGCGAAAGCCGACGTCGCCCAACAGGAAGCCGAGTTCTATCAGAAAAACCCACAATGGATCGAGAAAGCGGCCATCAACAAAGCCCTGCCCGCCACTGCCGCGGGTATCGCGGCCAAAGAGATCATGCCTCGAGCACAAGAGATGTGGGATTCCTTCTGGGAAGGTGCAAACGAGCCAGGCACGGGCGACGACCTAATCAATCCGAAGATCAAAGACTGGGTCTCTGAAATCTTCGACAGTCCTCCTAAATCCGCGAAGGATTCAGCCGCGGTGGAAATGTATCGCGGCTCCCTCTCGACACCCCAAAAAGAACGGCTCCTCCGCGAAGCCGAGGGCCTCAACATCCCGAAGAGTAAGCTCTCTCCCTCTCTTCAGCGCCATATGGAAAAGCGCGAACGCCGACTACGAGACGTCGGCATCAACAAAAAACATCGGAGCAAACGACGATGACAGAACGCACACGATCGACGCAGCGCCGCGCCGTAATCCTAGATACTACCGGTGGGGCCAACCAGGACGACGAAGGTCGGACGAACATCAACAAAATCATGGCCCAAATCTCGAAGCACGGGACAGTTCCCAACGTGCGCCGCCATACCCCGCTTCACGGGGACTTCTCATTCCCCACCGATCTCCACGAACAGCGCGAAGCGCACCTTGCGGCCGAGGAACACTTTATGCAGCAGCCTGCCGAGGTCCGGACCGCTGCCCAAAATGACTACATCAAGTTCATTGAGATGCTTGCCAACCCTGACTCTCTGGCACTTCTAGAACAGGCCGGCGTTGTGGTCGACCCCTCCGGCCAGGCCAACGACGATCAAACGACGACACCCGAGCCGGGAACGACCAACGAAACAGGCCAAGAAAGTGCCTAGGGGGCTAGTCACTCCTGCTACCCCCCCGTGTCCGTGGGCGTGGGACCTCCACCAGGTCCCCTTGAGCCCACGGGCACAAATCGCCGAAGGCGATTCCCCTCTACGAGCTGGAACAGCTCAGCGCTCTACCTCCTTGTTTATAGAGCGCCAGGTAGTCCAACTCGCAACTTGTTCTAAACACTTGGACTACCTGACAAAAGGCGGTATCATCCGCCTAACAAACGAGAGGAACTGACCATGCGAAGACGAGGTAACCGAAGATTCGCGCGTCGCGGTCGAAACAGTAGCCGGCGACGCTCAGGACGATCGAAGACCCTGCGCCGTAACTTCATGCGCCCTACGCGCGGCGGTCGCTCTCTCTAGTGCCTTGCTATAACCCGACTCGGGTGTACATGGACGGCGACCGGCGCGTGCAATGGGGCCGCAGGGTCGATGCTCGAATAGACGATGAGGGCAATACCCGGATCAACATCCCTTGCCGCCACTGCGTGGGCTGCAACGTCGCCCAACAGAGGGAATGGAGCATCCGGGCTTATCACGAAGCTCAGCTTCACACAACGTGGTGGTCGGATCCCAAAAACGGCATCGCCGCTATGGTGCCGAACAATGCTTGCGTCACGCTGACCTATGACGATGAGCACATGCCCCGAAACGAGAAGGGGCACGGAATCCTCGTCAAAGAGGACTTCCAAAAATTCATCCGTCGGCTACGCCGCTATCGCGAACGCAAGCTCAACAACTACGCGCCCGTCTCCTACTTGATGACGGGAGAATATGGCCAGAAGAAGCCCGACGGCACGCCAGGTCGACCCCACTTTCATGCGATAATCTTCAATCACGATTTCGCTGACACCTATCTCGAGCAGGCCGGGAACGACACGCACACCATGAGCGAGGAACTGGATTTCCTCTGGTCGTCGTCTACGGCCCAATACAAACACCCGAGCAAGAACGGCCGCGCGACAGCGGAACCGTTCACCTTCGCCGCAGCAGCCTACGTGGCCGGCTATGTGGCGAAAAAAGCGATCGCTGACGGGAGCCATGACGGCCCCGTCGAGTGGCACACGGACGACGACGGCGTTAGGACCGTCCGGCCGACGCACCCCGAATACCGTCAAGCCAGTCTGAAGCCGGCGATCGCAAAAGAGTGGATCCGTCGCCCCGAGAATTATCGCAAGATTTACGAAGAGGATTGTGTTAGAATCGGGGAATGGCAGTATCACCCGCCCCGGTACTACGACAAACAGCTCGAAGAAGTCGCGCCACGACTTTTCGGCGACATCAAACT